AACATCGCAACATAATGTAACTGATGTTATTCCAAACCTAACTAAGTCCATACCAAATTCAATTACATCACCAACCTTTGCGGTGGTAACAAAATCAATTTCAGACATTGCTTTAGTAACAATATTAGGACTACCTAATTGGCAAATTGCGAATATTGCTGCTTCTTCATCAATCCACTTTAATAATTGACCTCCGAATAATGTACCTCTTGGGTTTAAATCACCTGGTTTAATTAACTTCCTTGTTCTATATATCATCTTTCTAATTTCTTAATACATTCATCAACCTTATCCCTCAATCTACCGCCAGTACCGTGGTCACCATCAACTTGTACATGTCTCCACATTGGAGTCTTTGGCGTTAACCATTTGAATGTGTGGTATAAATCCAAATCATCAATAGCAATCCAATTTGAAATCTTATTATCTTTAGCCCATTTAACAATCTGTAATGCTCTTTCATGTTCTAATGACGTTCTACTCATCTTATTCCACAAAGAAAACTGACATGTCATATCCAAAAGATTAGATCCATGAATACCATAGTGTTGAAATATATCTTTCATCTGTCTAAATGCGAATTGAAATCTCCAATCAGAACTCAATACTAACTTAGCATTGGTTTCATCTAATATTTGTTTAAGTGCATTGCAATCTTCTTGGTTCCAAGAATATGGAATAGTAAACTCCGTGTGTCTTTCTCCATTGATTGTGATGGGACCGTCATTCCAAGTTCCCCAAGCTAAAGGTCCATCAATGTCAATGAATATTATCTTCTGTCTCATTTTGTAAAGTTACTAAAATTCTTTTTAAATTCCTTTTCGTATACCTTTAATTCTTTTGTTTCCATTCCATTATATAAACCTGTCGACATAAATGCCTGAATCTCATCATCAATAATTTTCTTGTCATCAACATAACCCATCTTAACAAGTTTCTTCTTTAACTTTTCGTAATGAATTGGTTTAATATTTTTAATTAACTTGGTTACGTTCTTTTTATATTCTTCATTTGTGAAATATAAACCGTGAGCAATTTCATGATTGGTGGTTCCTTTATCTTTTGAACTTGTACCAATCAAATACCAATTACATCTTGCACCATTATTTTTATTTTGTGAATCGATAGCACAATAAAAATAAATGTCATTCATAATAACATCATATTCGGTATCTTTGTAGAATATATCGTTTGCTTTATCCATAACATTACTTGGAATGTTATAACCAGACCAATCATCAGGGTATGTAAATGTTCTTTTCTTCCACGCTAATTTATAATGTCTCATATATTCCATCCAAGTAAATCGTTTACCTCTGAATTTTTTATATGGGGATTCGTAGAACTCTTGGTATCGACAGAACAACATTGCCCTATCGTAATCATCATCAATAGTTACACAATATATTCGAGGTTTCACCTCTTTAACCACACCTTTAACTAACGGGTGCTTAATTTTTTTCATTTACAACTTTTTAATATTTCTAAACATAAATCTGCCGGTATCTTACTTCTTTCATAAGCGTTGGCTCGACCTTGTGTTCCTGTTCTACTACCTCTTGGTGCTGCAACGTGACATGGGTCACCATTCTTACACATTGGTTTTGGAATCCAAACATCACTGTTGGTCCATATGTCAGTTGGTTTCATTCGCTCGTCACCGTATTGGCAATAAGTTACAGAATTCTTTTTCAATCCTTTAACAACATCTAACTTACGAAGAACACCTCGTGGGTTTTCCATAAACCAATATGTTGGTTGGAAGTGATTAATAATTTCTAATGTCTTTCTAACTAATTCAATACCCAACTTTGCGGTTTCTGTTTTAGGTATATAAGCACCTTTACCTCCTGACCAGTGGTGACCGATTGCTGCAACACTGAAACCAGTACATGGTGGAGATGCCCAAATTACATCGGGTTGAAACGGAACTTTAGATACATCAAAATCTAATATACTAATTGGGTAATGAATACCCTCAAATTCAATTAAATCAGATGAAAATACTTCCATTCCTAATTCTTCTGCAATCTTTCCTACTGAACGACTACCCGCAAATAACTCAAGTACTTTCATTAACGTATGTATTTGAACTTGTTAGATAGGTTATTGATGAAGTTCTCTTCTTCGATGGATAATAAATGCCTACACTTTGCAAGACGTTCTAAACTTTCCCAAAATGTTTGGTCATTAATGTTCGGTCTACGGACACCATTGTTAGTACTCTTAGTTTCTTGGTCTGATTGAATGTATCCATCCTCAACAAGGATTTCAACTAATCTGTCTATTTCTTTCTTACTACAAGACTCAATAAATTCACTTGGGTCGATGTCTACTTCTGATGTAAATTCTGGCATAGTTTTAAATTTAAATGTGTTTTAATATAATATCGTCACTTTTATATAAAATTTTATATGATAAATTATATTTTAAAATGACTTTGAAATTAATTGTAACTCCGTCATATTTGTTCTTAGCATTTTCCATCTTCTTTTGTTTAATTTCTCTTTCCATTTTAAAAAGATTATCTAGATTCTCATCACTATGAACTAATACAACGAATTTAATTTCTCCTTCCTCACTAAATAAACCAAATATGGTATCTGAATTGTCATGTGTACTCACCTTATCAATCCTACCTAATATGCCTAAAGTTTTTCCTTTAGTAATATTATATGTTTTATTTTTGGTTGGGGTTATTGAAACGGATTTAAGGGATGTGGTTTCTGAATCAGGACCATAATACCCCTTTGTTTCTGGAATATCAAACATCTCTCTCATAATCTTATCCCTATATTTTTGATTATTGAAATCTTTTAATGGGGTAATTTTATTGATTAGTTTTATTTTATCTTGATAAGATAAACTTTTTACATGTTCGATAATTTCTTCTTCTGTAACCATGAATAAAATTTATATATAAAATATACAAAAAATTATTCACATAAAAAAATTAAAGAGCGAAACTTTCCCCACATCCACATGTACGGGATGCGTTCGGGTTAATAAATTGAAATCCCTTACCGTTAAGTCCATCGGAGAAATCTAATTCAGTCCCAAAAAGATATAGTAATGATTTGTTGTCTATTAAAATTTTTACTCCATTGTTTTCTGCAAGAGTATCGGCAGGTTGTTGCTCGGTATCAAATGAAAGGTCATATGATAATCCACTGCACCCACCACCTTTAACAGCCACTCTAACAAAGGGAGTTTGAAACCCACTTTCTTCAATAAGTGAATTTAATTTAATTGCTGCTTTTTCTGATACTGTTACCATTAAATGTGAGTTTCCTCAAAGATTATTTCCTCTAATCCTTGTTTTTTTCTATAATCGTTTATTGCTGATTTGATAGCATCTTCCGCCAATACTGAACAATGTATTTTAACTGGAGGAAGATTTAACTCCTCTACCAAATCCATATTATCAATTGTCACCGCCTCATCTAAACTCTTACCTTTCAACCATTCGGTTGCAACTGAAGAAGATGCAATAGCTGAACCACATCCAAAAGTTTTAAATTTAGCGTCAACAATGATATCATCAACCACCTCTATTTGTAATCTCATTACATCACCACATTCAGGAGCACCTACTAATCCAGTACCAACATTTGATTTAGATTTGTCCAATGTCCCCACGTTTTTAGGGTTTGAGTAGTGGTCTAAGACCTTATCTGAGTATGCCATAGTATTTGTTTATATGATAAATATCACACTATTAGATCGTCTAAATCAATATTATGTTCGGATATGATTTCATGTATCTTTTCAAACACTAACTCAAGAGCGTCGTATTTGTCAATTTCCTTACCTTCCATGGACCATTCCAACCCTTTCTTAGTGTTGTGTGTTATAGACCATAGTGCTAATGCCATATCTAAAGATTTAACGGCTCTTTTATGTGCGTATACATCATCCGGTTCGTTTAAATCGTACACTAGTTTCGCTTTCGCCATAAGTCACTTAGTTTTTTAGTTGGCCTCTTAGTTTTATAATTACCGTTTTCGGTTTCTTCAAGTAATGGTGCTCTCCAAATCTCATAAGCAATCCATAAACCCGTAACAAACATCAATAATGCTGCGTACTTCATGTGTATATTTTTAAATTGTGAAATATTCTGTTTTCCAAAACTGCCACCACTTCTTTTTTTGAACTGGTTTACATTCTGAAAATGGATTATTTCCAAATGAAACTGAGTTTGAGTATTTTGAGGTCAATACATTTAAAAATACCTCATGATATTTTTTTGGTATTTCATCAAAATCCGCACTTATATTAACATTTAAATACTTTGGTCCATCTTCTGTATAAACTGTAAATTGTTCGTTCATACTAATAATAGTACTGGCCTTTATGTTTAAGTATTTTGTTCCACCTAAATTTAGGTCACCACTAATATGTTTTCTAAATTCTTCATCTGACATGTTTTATTCCGTTTCGTGATGTAAATAATTTTCGTATTCTAATTGTAGTTTTGGGTGTTTACCAAAGAAGTATTCTCTGGTAAACTCGTGTCTACCATTTTCAACCTTTGAAATGAATAATTCATCGTGTAAACTATCTGACAATGTTTTTTGAGTAGATAAACTATCCCGTGTATGGGTTAATTTATCATAGGTTTCATTGTACTTCCTATCTTTTTCAAGATAGGCAAATGTCATCATCACCAACCCTAATAAAGAAGTTGCAATTCCTGCTCTAAATTTAGTTTCAGTTGTCATTAATCTAAATTTTTAATATCAGTTAATGTTTTTTCTACCTCTTCTTCCGATAGATAACCAAGTACATCGTCCGTAATTGGAGTGGAGTAGGATATTTCACCATCTTTACCAAAGACGGCAATTTCATATAAACCATCTTTACCTCCGTAGGTGTGTGGTCCTTGAACTATACTAGCCCCGTATCCGTTTGAGAATTGAACTATGCACTGTTGTCCCATTCCCGCCGGATGTGGTTGAAAGTTCAATTCTTCGAACACTATCGTGTCTAAGTTGTTGGTTGGTCTTCTTGTTTCGTTCATCTTTTAGTTTTTTTACGAATGATTGTATTAAATAAAAATTCATAGTTAAAATATTTCTTCGGCAATACCCAAACCTTCAGCTAATGCAAATAACAAAGCCGAACTTCTAAGATCACCATTAAATAAGAAATAACAAGCCACAAATCTGATAACGGATTTAATAAAACTTATCCAGAAGTGACTGTTTGTTTTTGATTCTTTTTCTTGCATATTCTAATATAGTTAAATTTTCTCGGATTTCAAAATATTTTTAGATTGAATATAATTGTCAATAAAATTAATTCGTTGACCAATCCAATACATTACATTGACAGTCATAGAGTTACCTATTGCACCTTTAACATTTGAATAACTTGGTTTTTTACCACCAATTTCAAAATCAAGATAACCATCGGGAAACCCTTGGAGTCTCTCTAATTCTCTTTCTGTGAAGATTCTAATACTGTTGTTATCAATCCAATAGTTAGACGTAGATACTTTACCAAACCCATCAACCAATGTAGATGCGTGTGATTTTGTTACTGTACCTGCGAGTTTAATTTCTCCAAGAACATTTCTGGCGTACTCATCCCTCTTGATTCGATTCTTCTCTTTAACGCTTTCAAAACATCCTTCTTCAAATAATACGGAGAATGGGACTTTCCAATTGTTTCCACGATATCCAACAATGAAGATTCTTTTGCGTCGTTGGGGAACTCCGAAGTATTGGCTGTCGAAAACCCTATAAGCGATGGAGTATTCTTCTCCTTGGACAACACCTTGTTTGTCGAGGTCTTCTGCTTTGAAGTTAGTACCTGTGAAAGAGGAGATGATTTCACATAACGCTTTTCTGTGTTTGCTTTTAAAAACGCCTTCGACATTTTCCCAAATGAACCATCTTGGTCGTTTTTCTTTAAGAATTCTTCCATACTCAAGGGAGAGTTGACCACGGACATCATCCATTCCTTTGTTGAGTCCTGCATCGGAAAAAGATTGACAAGGCGTTCCTCCGACCAATAGGTCGAAGCTGATGTTTCTGTAACTTTCATGTTCGTTTAATTTTGTTAAGTCTGAAAATAATGGGGTTGTTGGATAGTGATGTGATAATACTTTTTGTGGGAAAGATGCGAAGTCACATAACCCTTCACATTTCCAATTTAATGGGGACCAAGCCACGGTTGCGGCCTCGATTCCACTACATACTGAGAAATATTTCATACCTGTTTTGTTTAATGATGAAACAAAGTTATGTATATTTTATGAAATACAAAAAAAATTTTAGAATATTTTTTAAATTATTCTTAAGGTATTGATAATGAGTTAGTTAGGAAGTCGTATTTTTCCTTTTTCCATTCAAGATATGTGTATTTTTTAAACCTTTGGGTTAATATGCTTATCGCATTGTTGAACAACTCTAATGTTGGTGTGTTAGCTTTACCATATGATTGTACCAAACCTCCCTTACGATATTGTAGGTTTATCCTTTTTCGTTTACATTGTAGTCCAACATAAATGTATATTGATCCGTGTGGAAATTGTTTAGACATACAGTTTTTCATATTAAACCCTTCAATTCTAAAATCCTCTTCTGTCACCAAAACTTTGGGTTTAAATAATTCCCCACCAACTATAATATCTTCCTCAATATCATCCATAAATTCTTTTGGTAAATCATATCTAACTTTATAACCTCGAGCGAAATGAAATTTAATTCCTGACCACATCTCCAATAAATTATCAAATTCATTATCGTTCTTAGCTTTAAATTTTAATTCAACTCCTCTAGCTTCAAGTAACTCTCTAATTGATAATAACTTATTGACCAAATAAACTAATGAATCTGTTTTTAAAGAATCACTCTCCCACTTATTAATAACACTAACCATACAGTTTTTTTCCGTATCATTTTTTAATACGTGTAATTTTTTGTTGGGTGTATAATCAAAACAATGTTTCTCCCATTTTATTTTCTTTAAATAATCTATGTAATTGTCACCAAATAATTTACAGATATAGTTTAAAGAATCTAACTTAATACTCTTATGGGAATTCTGTTTATTCAATTCACCAATAAGATATTTTGATTTGATTCCATAGTGGTCTAACACCGACGGTAAAAACTTATAATCATTTTTTTCTAACCATTTCTTTTTGGGATAATCATGTTGTATATCATAATAAACACTGTCGTGTCCTTTAATACCCTTCATCTCTAAGTGAAAATCAACAACCATATCATAAAGAAAGTTTATTTCACACTCACCCCTATTAATTTTTTGAATGATAAATTCCGATTTGAAATTATCTTTGATTAAATTATAAATTAATTCTATTATTTTATTAGTTGCTCTTGAATACTTCACTCCCCAAAACCCAATTCTCTTTTCTCCCCTCTCAAAACCATTCTCAGTTAAATCTAATAATAAACTAAAGTTATTCTTTTTTTGTTTGGTAGTGGTTCTAAACATTTTCATGTCTGTTAAACCATCGTTAACAATTTTATACGTTATAAAGATGTCTCCGGTTTTTTTATTTAAAACCAGTTCATGTTCAAAAAGAACTTTTTTATTTTTACCATATCTTTGGTAATCAAAATCAAATGTAGATTTGTAAACAATATCATCATCGTCATTATATAACTTTAAATCACACGTTGATAATGATTTACTTTTCTTGTCTTTCTTCTCTTGGTTGTGTATAAATAATAAATCCATATACAAAATATATATGGATTTATTTGAATTGTGTAGTTAAAATGCTGGTTCGCGCCTCATATCAAATAACACATCAGATATTCGTGTTGGTTCTTTAATTTCAGGTATAATTTCTATTCCATTAATTTTAACCGGTACCTTTTTTTTATCTAAAGAATGTAATAAACCCATTCTAGCATAGTGCTTAGTTTTTTCTTTTAGGATATTGACAGCTAACTCAATGTCAGCAGGAGGTTGTTTATTACAAAAGTGTCTCGCTTGAATTAGAGTACCTGTTTGACAATCAAATTCACAAGTAACCCTATCTTTTTTATCTTCAGTTCTTACCGAAACAATAATCGATTTTTCTTTATCCGAATATGATGCCACACAATGGTGCATGAAATTACCTTCCTCATCATAATCCTCTTCTCGTTTTAAGATATAAGGATAGAATTCGGGAGTGACCCATTCAGGATTTGACTCATCATCACTTAAATTAATCTTAACTTTAATTGGTGACTCCACATCGTTAACCATCTTATCAACAAATTGATATTCAATAACATATCCCTTTTTAATGAATTTCATCATTTTAGATAATTCCAAATGTTCTTTATCGAAATCATCTATGTTTTTAGATTTTAAATATAAATCAGGTATGAATTTACGTAATTTATCAATCATCTTAAAATGATCATTTAAATCGCCGATAAATCTATGGTTAATCAATGTCTCTTTCTTATTGGTTAATCTTTGATATCCTCGTATTTCGTTGTTTAAATTATTAATGATTTTAACGATATTTTCTTTTTCGATATTTGTTATTAGGAACTTTTCTTTTTTTAATTCTTCCGCAAATTTAAATTTAGGGTAACCAATATCAACGGTATCTTCGTATGTTGAATTCATAAAATGTACCAAATCAATACTACCAATATATTTTGAAAAGTTATCACCAAAAAAATAACATAAACGAGATAATGCGTGTATATCTATTTTAGTATTTTCATGCATTATTTTAATTGTAATTTTAGATTTGATTTGAAACATATCCAAAATCGAAGCAATTAATTTTCTGTCGTTTTTCTTTAAAAACTTTTCAGTGGGATAATACTTTTTAATCCATATACCATAATCGTTAGATACTTTAATCTTTTTCAATTCAACAAATCGTTCTAACATTAATTGACAGAACCATATACCATTAAAACTAAAATTTTGATTAAGGTTAAATACCTTATCAATCTCAAAAATGAAATCGGTATTATTAAATGTCTCGTTATACTCTTTCAACAGAACAGAGTTGTCATCTAAACACTTTCTCATGTTTAAAATTCCACCATCTTTGAATTGCATCTCCAAAAAGTTGAAGTTGTTGGTTCTAAATGTCTTAGTTGTTTTCCTACCACTTTTATTCATACTAAGTGTGGTAAAATTACCATTATTAACATTAAACGTTACTGACTCAACACCAGTTGATTTCTTAAAGTAAATGTTGTTAAATGCCCTATGTCTATGGTGTCGATATAGTTTAATTGTTATTTTATCTCCGTGTCTTCTAATAGAACGTTCAATTGTGGTAACGGTTATTTCACTAAACGGGCTACCATAATATTTCTTAATGTGTCTATCGTCCCTGGTCTCGAAATTTCTAATTGCGTAATTTATTATGGAACGTTCATTTATGCCAGGTTCACCATAGAAAAATTTTGTTTTTCTTTTTCCTACCTTTTCAGGAAATTCCGTTGTTCGACCAAAGGTCGGTCTCCTCATATCGCCGATTGTAAATTTTATAAGACTCTTGGCACTTTCAAATATATCATCATCCCCATCGTCAAGTGAGTCTAAATCAACCCCCATTGAACTTAATGATTCTTTCTTATCAATTATTTTACAATAATCCTTGAAAACCGTAATGGTTGCATAGGTGAATTTTTGATTTATAATTTCCTCCATTGTCTAATAGTTTATAGGACAAATATACAAAAAATATTTAGAAAATACTTATTAATATAAAATATATATTATGGCGAAAGCAAAAGGTACGTCGTCTTCAATAAAGAAGACTTTCGGAAAAAGAAAAAAAGGTGTTTATAAGAAAAGTTACGGTCCTAAGGCCCAAAAACCCAAAAAATACCAAGGACAAGGTCGTTAATTACTTAACGGAGCTTTTATGGTTGGATGACATTCGTACCCTTCAATAATGAATTGATGTGGATAACTATTTCTTATAAATTTATCGAAAGTTTCCATGTGGTGTTCGAAATGTGTCAGGAGTATTGGACTAAACTTTAATACGGGTAAGTTTTTAAATGGTTCTCTATTGATTTGTTCTTTGGCATGTTCTAAATGATTAGAATACAAATGAACATCTCCTAAGTTACCAATTAAATCTTCTGGTACCATATTAACTTCCATTCCTAATATTTCCAATAATAACCCATAAGAGGCAATATTGAAGGGTAAACCTAAGAATGTGTCAATAGATCTTTGATTCCACATTAATGATATTGCTCGTTTGGGTATCTTATAAGATTCTAATTCTTCACTTAATCCGCCACCAAAAGGAACGATGTCATCAACCATTGATTGGAACTTTTCTTCTCCTACTTTTTTCTTTAATAAAACCCACATCTCTTCACCTGTTAACTTCCTTGTGTAAACTTGAAATCCGTAATGACAAGGAGGAAGTACCATATGGTCTAACTCACCTACATTCCAAGCACTAACCATTAATCTTCTACTATCAGGATTTGTTTTTAGTTCATCAATCAGGTTTTGAATTTGGTCAAAACCATTCCAATCTCTCCATTGTTTACCATAGACTGGTCCTAACTCACCCCATTGTTTTGCGAACTCATCATTAGTTTTTATCTTATCAATAAAATCTTCTTTTGATAGGTTATAATGCGGATGATTGTTCATGGCCTTATTTAAGGCGGTCTCTATTTGGGTTACATTTTGATAATTCTTATACGCATCACCATTCCAAATATTACATCCATTATCGACAAGGTATTTGATGTTAGTGTCTCCTTTAAGAAACCATAACAACTCCGTTACCATTGTATTCCACGCGATTTTCTTTGTGGTTAGTAATGGGAATCCTTGTGACATCTTATGTTTAATTTGTCTACCAAATACTGAAATGGTTCCAGTACCTGTTCTGTCCGTTTTTACGACTCCATTATCTAAAATATCTTGTAATAAATCTTGATATCTTTTATCTAATCTATTCATGTTTACCATTTTGGTGTCTCCAACCTTTTTATATTTTCTTGTTCGTCTTGTCTGGTGAAATTTTCTTTATGAGATAGAATTCGGTGAAACTCTCTATATGCGTGTGGTTGATAATTTTTTAAATGGTCAAGACCATATTCATATTCAAATAAAATATCTTCATATCTTCTTTCTTTAGAATCAAATCCATCTGATTGCATTTTCAAATCCATTTGTAATTCGTTAATTACGTTTTGTAACGAATCTTCCTTACATATGTTTGTCGTCACAACGGGCGTTGGTTTATCATTAAAATACATTAATGAAACCATTGCACCAAACAAGGACACAATTACCCCCATCATCAATATACTCCTATCTTTATTTTCCATGTTAATAAATTTTTTGTATCTGAACCCCAATCATATATTGTAACCATCTAATAGTCAATCCCCAAGATGGTGATGTTTTACCATCTTCTAAGTATTCATCTTTATCATAGTAAAATATAAACGCCGGTAAAATATACCAATGATGTTTCTTCTTATAGATAAAAAAATCTTTATAATATTTCTTTTTCATCTTCCTTTTTATTAAACAATGAATAAATTTTAGAACGATAATTTTCATACTGAGTCATTGCAATCCATTTACCAATGACACTACCTAAAATATAAAAAATAATTCCGTAAAAATCACCTTTAAACATACCATCTAATGAATAATATGCCGAACCTAAAGCCATTAAATTTATGAAAACACTATTGAATAACAACGCTTTAAGTTTATTTTCATATGTATATTTTATCTCCAACACTTTGAAGATATTGAACATAATTTGAAAGAATAAAATTAGTAAATAATTTTTCATTATTTTTTGGGCTTTCTAAAATAATCCAATACGATGTTAAGGGACCCCAAACTGATTATTCCCCATCCAAAATACTTCACTAACTCGGGGTCTGTACCTTTAAGTCCATACTTCTGAACTAGTATACCCGTTAATATCATCATTATATAGATGATTTCTTTAATCTTTATTTTCATTTTCTTTTAATTTATTTAAACATTTATATAACGTATTGGCTTCCATTAAGTTAAACATTCTATTTTGATTACAGAAATCTAATGCCTTTCCTATTATTGTCAATGCAGATTCTTTATCAATATCGTATACGAATTGGTCGAACTCATCTATGTTGTCAAATTCAATTAAACCTCCGAATATTCTTTCCATGTGTCAAATATATAAAATTCTTTTGGTAATTCCAAATAATTATAGGTATGTCAGTTCACATTAACAACAAAACTTTCAATGCTGAATATCTATCCCAACCAGAGGACATAAGTCGTGGTATGATGGGTAGAAAGTCGTTAGACGGTTGTATGGTTTTTAAAATGGGAAAAGGTCATCATTCATTTTGGATGAAGAATTGTCTAATCCCACTTGATATTGTCTTTGTACTTAACAACCGTATCAATCGTATTCATTCCAATTGTCCTGTTGAAGATTCACATAGGATGACTCTACCTCGTTACACCGGTATTGGTGATCACGTAATAGAATTTCCTGCAGGAACTACTGATGGTTGGAAAGTGGGTGATCGTGTTGCAATGTATCTTGGTTCTCCTCAGAATCCTGTTCGATAGGACTATCATATTTTACTCTTGGTTTAACCTTTTCAAACACCCAAAAATACGAATGATATTTACGTGCATGTTCTTGTTTGGTCCACTTAGTACCAAAACTATTAATACGGACGTTTGATGTAAGGATAAACAAGTCTCTCGGATAGAATCCTAATTCCTGTGCCATATTCATAACCATAACGTGAGAAAAATGATTCTTACCTCCGGATACCGTGTCTTGACATTTAAAGACCACATAACCGCCTTTCTCACAAACTCGGTACAATTCCTTCAATGTATTATAATAGTGGTTTTTTAGGTGGTTATATGACTCATAACCCTCAAATCTCTTTGCAATGATTGAACTACCATCTTTATTATCACGATAGGATTTACCAGCAATAACAAAAGGTGGGTCAAACATAATACTTTTCATGGTTCCGTCCGCAAACGATAAGTTTTCTGAACTACATTCCACAACCGTATCGTTAACAGGATAAATGTCAGATTTATTAACCGGTGAGGGTAAATCTTTCCAAAAATTACCTTTTGAATATGTACAATCTAAATCGAATCTTTCGATATTATAGAGGAACATAATGTTTTTAATCGCATCGTAGTTACTGTTGTAAACACTTTTTACGGGTTTAAAGTCTTTTTCCATTTGTTTTTTAATATTTTTTTTGTATACTTTAGTAAAATATAGGAAATAAAAAACAATAAACCAAAATATTTATAAAAAAAGAATACCATGGCCTGCGGATGTAAAAAAAACAAATCTGACTCACAACCTGTTCAACCGACGAACATAACATTAACCGAAACGGGAACACCTGTTGTCACACAACCGGCACCCGCACCGACAACAAATCAAACGGGGGTTGATGTAATTATTGACCGTTTAAATAATCAATAATATCGTTTATACTAACGATTAAATGAAATATCGTCTTAATTGACGATATTTTTTAATCATTTCAGTATATAAGAATATATATAAAACAATATGAAAGCAGAAACAAAATTAACAAGTGTTAACATTTTAGATGATGTTTACAGGAAGTTTAAAATTAAATCAATTGAAGGTTCAATGAACCTACAAAAATTAGTAAATCGTTCTTTAGATTTATATTCTAAAGATGAAAACTTTAGAAACTCAATAAACAACCATAATGGTTTAGCAACAACAGGATCCAAATTTTAATATGAAGAAAAAAATATTATTACTATCTGATGATTTAAGAATGACAAGTGGTATTGCCACAATGTCGAAAGAAATTGTGATGGGTACCATTCACAAATATGATTGGGTACAATTAGGTGCGGCAATTAAACATCCAGAGTTTGGTAAAGTTGTTGATGTTAACGACGATATTAGAACAAGGACTGGTGTTAAAGATGCTAATTTGAAAATTATTCCATATAATGGTTATGGTGACGTTGGTATTCTTCGTAAATTAATAGATGAAGAAAAACCTGACGCCATTTTACACTTTACTGACCCACATTATTGGCAGTGGTTGTACGATGTGGAACACGAAATAAGACAACACACTCCAATATTATTTTATCATATATGGGATGATTTACCAGACCCACAATATAATAGAGATGTTTTTGAATCTTGCGATTGGTTGGGTTGTATATCTAAACAAACGTATGGTATTGTACATCGTGTTGGTAAGAGAACCGATAAAGTAACTTTCAATCCATTGAAAGATTGGCAAATTAGTTATGTTCCTCACGGCATTAATCCTGATTTATTTAAACCATTGGATAGAATATCGGATGATATTAATAATTTAATTCATGGTGATAAGAAATATGATTTTGTTTTATTCTTCAACAGCAGAAACATTAGAAGGAAACAACCAAGTGATGTAATTTATTCATTTAGATTGTTCTGTGATATGTTACCAAAAGAAAAGGCAGATAAGTGTTTGTTACTAATGCACACAAATCCAGTTGATGAAAATGGTACAGATTTGCCTGCGGTAATTGATGCTGTTTGTAAAGATTATGATGTTAAGTTCACTAATTTAAAATTGGAACAAGATAAATTAAATGAAATTTACAATGGTGTTGATTGTACGATTAACATTGCAAACAATGAAGGATTTGGATTAACAACTGCTGAGAGTTTAATGGCAGGTGTGCCAATCATTGTTAATGTTACTGGTGGTTTACAAGACCAATGTGGATTTGATTATACTGAAGATGATTACATTAATGTAGGTACACTTCACAATAAAGAAGTACATGGCAACATAAATCATGGTGATTGGGTTGAACCTGTTTGGTCATCGGCAATTAATCTAAATGGTTCGGTACCAACACCATATATCTTCGATGATAGAGTTAATGACAATGATGTTGCAAATGCCATCATGGAAATGTATAAAATTGGTAAGAAGAAAAGAAAAGAAAAAGGATTAAAGGGTAGAAAGTTTATGATTAACAATCTATCAAATAAAATAATGTGTGATAAAATGATTGAGGGTATCGAACAAACCTTAGAGAATTTTAAACCAAGAAGTAAATTTAATTTATACAAGATTATATAATATGAATAAACCATTTTTATTATTTAGAGGACCAGTTAAAACAAGAAGTGGATACGGTGCACACTCAAGAGATTTGTTACAAGCACTTTATGAAATGGATTTGTTTGAAATCAAGATTGATAGTTGTATGTGGGGTTCAACCCCGATGACGGCATTGGAAGATAATTTATTTCATAAATGGATTGAGTCTAATATTATCAATCAATTAGAAAAGACTCCAGACATTTACGTTCAAGTAACTGTTCCAAATGAATTCCAAAGAGTTGGTAAATTTAATATCGGGATTACTGCTGGTATTGAAACAACTATTGCACCTAAGGATTGGATTGATGGTTGTAATAGAATGGATTTAATTGTTACAACGTCCACTTTTTCAAAAGATGTTTTGTTACAAACAGTTTATAATGAGAATGAACAAAACACGGGTAAGTTAATCAAACAACACAAAATCGAAAGACAGATAGAAGTACTATTCGAAGGTGTTGATACCAAAATATACAACAACGTTTATAACAACATTGACATTGACATCAAAGAAGATTTTGCTTACTTGTTTGTTGGTCATTGGTT